CCTGAGATGATGTTGTTTCCATAGAGAAGAGATCCTGCTACAGGTTCTCTAATTCCATCTATGTCAACTGGTGGTGCAGCTATGAAAGCTATGATAAATGCTGTTGCAGCGGTTAATAGTGCAGGGATCATGAGAACACCAAACCACCCCAAGTAGAGGCGGTTGTTTGTGCTCGTAACCCAGTCACAGAAACGCTGCCAGTTGTCAAATGGTTTTGTTAGTGTGGCTGTAGTCATTTATAAAAGGTTAAAAAATACCTGGAATGATTTGTCCAGTAGTTACGTATGCTCCGATGGCAGCAATGAAACCGATCATGGCTAGTTGACCATTAGTCCTTTCAGCTTGCTCCATCAAGAAGTTCTGTTCTTGTTCGTTCATTAGTCTTGGCTTTGTTTCTTTGCCAAAGATATTTTGTTTACCGTATTCGGTTGTAGTAGTCATGCAATTTAAAGATAGGTGAATGGCGAGGATGATCGGTCAGGTCGCCATGACTATCTACTTCTTAGGTGGTCTACCTTTCTTGGTACCGTAAGTTCCTTTTCCTTTTGGCATAATTAAAAATTCATATCAGATCTATCTAATTTGCTTATAATGTCTTGCCTATAAGCAGGATCGTTTTCATACCTTGTATCAGACATAGCTTCGACTAGCTCAGCTTGGCTTCTGAATACATCACTTGATGTTTTTGGTGCTTTACCAGATAACATCCTTCCTTCATAACCATTTGCATTGTCATACTTAGATTTGATTCCATCAATTGCTAATTGAATAAGATCTTTATTACCTGTATTAACTAGGTTGTCGAAAGATTCTATTGTCTTTTGATCTAAGTTTTTACCAGCCCAATCCATAACGTTAGTGTATGCTTTCTCACCACCAATTGAATTCTTGATAGCGTTTACATCAGCATCACTTAAATCTACTTCTTGTGTTTGTTGTGGTAGATCACCTTGCATTTGCATATAAGCATTAACAAGATCAGTGCTACTCATCTCAGAAAATTTAGATAATGTATCTTCTGATAACTCACCTTTCTCAGCAAACTCAGTACTGGCATCAGTGATTAGAGTTACACTTGGACTAGGCTCATCAGTTGTTTCTTCTTCTACTGCTTCTTCGTTTGTAGTCTCTGGTTTTTCTTCTTCTTTAGAACCTAGTTTTTTTTCTAGTTCTACATAAGCTTTTTCTAAATCTGCAGCACTTTTATATTTACCAGCAAGTAATTGTTCTTGCTGTGCTTCCATCTCTTCACCAAGAGCTAATGATTCTTTTTCAGATTCGTTTAAGGTTTCTGATGAAGTGACGGTATCAGTACCAGCATCATATGTAAGTGTTTCTGCCATTATTCAACGGGTGTTTCTTGTTGTAGTGTTTGATTTTTTGATGGGTCTAACGCAGGAGCACGTGCTAACTGACCAGCTTGATCTACTAATGATTGATTCATAGAATCCATCTGTGTCTGCTCTTTCTCTTGAGCCATCTCTTCGTCTGTCTTTATAAGATTTAAGTAATCAATACCTTGAGCAGCTGCTAATCGTTTAATAGCTTCTGCTGGATTGATGTACTTCATCAATGCCTCTGGTCCTAATGTCTGTGCAATGGTAGTGATGAAAGCAGTGAGGCTTTCTCTATCTTGTCCTCTACCTAATGCATTAACACCAGCAACAATTTGTGGACGTACCATATCTTTAGGAATCTTAGGTAACTGACCACTGCGTTGTAAGACTAAGAGAATTCTATTGAGGTATGGCACGAGGAACTCCACTGTAAGTAGTGAGAATAAACCTCCTAACTGTTGCTCTAGTTCTAGTTGAGTAAGTCGTACTTCCTCAGCTGTAGTTCTTTCACTCTGTCTAACTCTTAAAGTTAAGAACGCATCGCCTAAGCGTTGTTCTATTTGACTTGCAAGGTTAGCTGCTGTAGCAAAGTCTGCTGTCTTACCAACTTGTACAACCTGTACATCCTCTGGTCTACCAGCAATTATAGCTCCGTTACCTGCCTTAGCTAAGGTAGCTGGCTTAGTAGTTGAGCTAGGTGATACTAAAAATACAACCTTTGCTGCAGCTGCTGAGCCTTCTACTAAAGCTTGAGACAATGCTTCTAATGCTTTTAAGTCTCCTAAGAATTCTTCTACTCTAGACCTACCGTAGTCTTCACCATCCACAGTATTGAAACGTAATGGCAACCAAGGACTAGCATTCTTTGGAGCTGAACTCCTACTATCTGGAATGATCTTATCGAATGCTTCTTGATGCCATATCCATCTACCATTTTCTAATCGTACATGGGTATAGACTTCTACATCATCATCTCCAACAGTGTCATCTACTGTACTGTTATCAGGTTCAGGTTCAGGTACATCTAATAATTTACGACTGATTAATTCCTTCGTAACTATCTCTAGGATGTTACCGTTACCATCTCTGTTAACAACATATCTATTTAATGGATAGTTCTTCAAGCCATCCTTACCCATAAAGATAAGAGCATTACCACCTACAATCAGATGCTTTAATGCTTGATGGACTACAACCCTATCACTAGATGCTGCTATATAATCCATGACTATTCTCTCCATCTTACTGAAGGAAAGATCTAGTTCACTTCTTATATCATCAGAGAATTGTTCTCCTAACTTATCGTCTCTAACTTGTAATTTAAAGAAGGTAGTTTGTGGAGGTAATAGAGCAAGCATTAACTTGGCTGCTAAGTTCACACAATTCTTGGCACCTACTGATTGCCAGGGTGTAGTTATTTTCTTATGACTCTGACGACTATTAACATCATCAGTAATTAGATAAGGAAGTGTTAGCTCAGAACAATCAACAGCAGTATCTAAAAACTGTGTCCTACCAGACGATAGTTGATTGTATCTTTTCTTGGCGGTCATACATTTAACCCTCCTTTGGAGGCATTAGATGCACTTCCTGTATTTAATGGAATTCGAAGAGACGATGTACCTGTACGTCTTGCTTGTTGAGTTCCTTTCTTACCTGTAGTTCCATACTGAACTCTTGCTACGTCTGTTTCATCACGTAATGGTTCAGCTTGTGGTATTGGATCTGGCTTAGGTGGTAATGGTTTTGTAGCTGGAGGTGGTGAAGGGGGATCTATTTTAGGAATCCTTGGAGTAAATAAACACATTATTCTTCATCGAGTTTTGATTTTACATACCTAATAACACTTGCTTGTCCTGCGTTATACATGATTTCTTCTGTTGACATTTTTGGCTGAACATATTGCTCAGGGAAAGTAGTCTCTAGTTCATCAAGTATTACTTTGATAGCATCGTTAGTAAGCTTAAGAGTATTGAGGGAGATTGACATTGGAGTGTTCAAAGAACGCTGGCATTCTTGCTGACTTAGTTTCCGAAAGCTCAGGAGCTTTGCCGTTATACATAAGATTATCGCTAGAATCCAGCCAAAATTTTTTGCTTAAATATTTATCGCCATAGGTATTCTTACCTAATGGCTCCATGATCCAAT